TCTACACAGGAGCCACGTCCACCGAACGCGCCCGTATTACGTCTGGTGGTGACGTGTATGTGGGTTCGACATCGGCGTGGGCGTCCAGCCGATTTGTGTCCCAGACCGCCAGCACGTCGGCTCCGGCGGCCGAGTTCAACACGACGGGTTCCACGAGCGGCTTGGCCCCGGTCTATATCTGGAACAACGCGGAGTCGGGTGACCCGTACTTTATCCAGTTCTACGACCGTGGCAATTCGCTGGCGCGGCGCAACCTTGGGTACATCAACTACAAAGCTGGCCCCGGTCAGCTTCAGCTGGTTACGGTTTCCGACTACCGCATCAAGCGGGTCATCGGCACCTATGACAAGTCGGGAAGCGTGTTTGACAAGATTCACGTCCACGAGGGCCACATTTACGACTCGCCAATGGCGGTGCCGTTCGTACTGGCCCACGAGTTGCAGGAGGCCGTCCCCTACGCGGTGGATGGCGAGAAGGATGCGGTCAACGAGGACGGGACGGACAAGTTGCAAATGGTCGGCTATGCCTCGCTGATTCCGCTAATGCTGGCTGAAATCAAATCCCTACGGGCGCGGGTCGCCGCGCTGGAGAGCTAACCGATGGCCTTGACGTACTGGTGGGAGTACCCCGCGTTCGATTGCTACCCCGACAAGGACGGGTATATGGACGTGGTCTTTACGGTGCATTGGCGGTACAACGCCAAGGACGATGCTGGGCATACGGCGGTCGTGTATTCGACGCAGGCCGTCCAGTATCAGGAGGGCGACCCGTTTGTCCCGTTTGCCGACCTGACGCCGGAAGTTGTGACGGGGTGGATGGTGGCGACAATGGGGGACGAGCGGATCGCCGAGCTTCAGGCCAGCCTTGCGGCCCAGATTGAGCAGCAGATCAATCCATCGCAGGTCACCCTTCCTGCGCCGTGGGCATCCGCAAACACGCCAGCGGTGTAACTTGTCATTCTACGCGTGACATCTCTCCACCGAGGATTTATGCGACTGCACTTGTTGGGCATTCCGCACACGTTGACGACCAAGGCGTTCGCGCATTGTGCGTTTACACAGAAAGTGTATAAGTTTCCCCGGATGCTGCGGCCTTTGGGGTACGAGGTCATCCACTACGGCGTGGCGGGATCGGATTCTGGGGCCGACGTGGATGTGGTCCTTATGGAGCAGGACGAACACCTGAACCTGCTCGGCCACTCGTACCACGCGCACGGCGGCGGGTTCTACGGGGACGATGCCAACTCGGAGTCCCCGCTTTACAAGCAATGGAACCTGTACGCTCGGGACGCGCTGAAGGAGTACGTCCAGCCGGGGGACTGCATCCTGCTTCCGTTCGGCCACGCTCACGCGGCGGCGATCCGTGGATTGTCAGTGCTAAAGGCCGGAGCGTCCGCGATCGAGTCTGGCATCGGCTATTACGACACCCTGCTGCCGTGGCGCATCTACGAGAGCGAGGCCGTCCGGCACGGCTGTATGGCGAAGGAAGGGCGGCACGGGGTGACGATGGAGAGCCAGCGGCTGGAGTTCGTGGTGCCGAACAGCTATGACGTGGACGAGTGGCCCGAGGGTCCGGGTGGGGACGAGGTGGTGTTTCTCGGGCGGCTGACCGAGGGCAAGGGTATCCGGCTCATTCTGGAACTGGCCCGGATGCGGCCAGACCAGCGGTTTGCGCTGGCGGGGCAGGGGGACGTGTCGCTCTTTGGCGATGTGCCATCCAATGTCCGGGTGCTGGGACCGCTGACGGCAGAGCGGGCGGCGTACTTGGGGAACGCCAAGGCGATCATCGCGCCGAGCCGGTACGTCGAGCCGTTCTGCGGCACGGTGGTCGAGGCCGCGCTGTGCGGGACGCCAGCGATTACGTCGGCGTTCGGGGCGTTCACGGAGACCGTCGCGCACAATCGGACGGGGTATCGGTGCCAGACGATGCGGGAGTTCTCCGATGCGCTTGACAAGGTTGGTGACCTGAACCGCAAGGACATCCGCGCTCGGGCGCGTCGGCTCTACGGCTTGCGGTCAGTTGGGCGGGCGTATGACGCGGTGTTTCAGGTTGTCAAGGAGCGCACCGAGGCGGGGGCGTTTCCGACCAGCGGGTGGAGTGTTTGACGGCTGTTTATTACTTTTGGGTATGACTTGACTTCCGGGAGTTGACAATGACACAAGACAAATCGAGCGTGATGCTCGTGGTGGCGGGGTTCTTCGGATCGCTCATTGCGGTCGGAAAGGCCAGCCACGGGAACCTGCGCGATAACCTTCTGGCGGTGTCGGCGGGTACGTCGAGTGCCTATTTCCTGACCCCGGTCGTTTTTCAGGTCACGGGCGTCGAAGCCACGCAGCAAACGATGAGCGCGATGGCGTTCCTCCTCGGTGTCCTCGGACAACGTGGCGTCGAGATTGTCATTGGCAAGATTTTCCCGGAGGCGAAGCCCGATGCTTGACCGACTGAACGTTCTCTCGAACGCGGTGATGGCGATTGGCTCCGGCGCGTTTTACCTGATGATCTTCAGCAACGCCGCCCCCGGCTTTGATGCGAGCAAGCAGTTCAGCAGAGTGTCCTACTGGACGGTGCGCGTCGGCCTGTCGTTCTTCGTGGCCGGGAGCCTACTGGCAACCCTGACGATGCCGCAGGTCACGCTGTCGCAGTTCATTCGGAATTTCGGCACCGCCATTCTGTTTGCGTGGGCCGCGCTCTACCACGCCAGAAAGTGGGGCGCGGTGGCTGGGATTGGCGCAAAGCATCGGGCCACGCAGACCTTCCGGGTGCCCAAGTAATGCCGCCCGTCACGCATCCGTCCCCGAACCACAACACCCGTGGGACCAAGAAGATTCGGCTGGTCGTGCTTCACGCCGACGCGTCCCCGAATGAGAAGGGGTGCCTGTCGTGGCTCCAGTCGAGCGAGTCCAAGGTCAGCTATCACGTCCTGATTGGGCGCGACGGGGCCGTGTATCGCTGCGTCCCGGATGACCGGCGGGCGTGGCACGCTGGCAAGGCGGTCTGGGAAGGCGAGAAGGATGTGAACGGTATTTCGCTTGGCATCGCGTTCAGCAATCGCAACGACGGCATCGAAGCCTTGACGATGAAGCAAATCGCCGCCGCGCAGTCGGTCATCAAGGACTGGCAAAAGACCTACGGGCCGATGCCGGTGACCACCCACGCGCAGGTCTCGCCGGGGCGTAAGAACGACCCCGAGAAGGTGCCGGGGTTCAAGCTGTCGGACTATGCCTAAAGGGTTGTGGGCCGCGATCCTCTTGGTCGCGGTCGTGGCGTGGGCGTTGGCGTCGGGGGTCGGGATGCGGAAGCGGCAAGCGGCGTGGCAGCGCACCGTGGACAGCTTGACGGTCACGCTGGATAGCACCCGAGCGCAATACAGCATCGAAAAACGCCGCGCTGACTCGGTCACCCACGCGGTGCGTCAAGCGGGCCACAAGGTCGCTGAAGCCTCCGAGGACTTGCGGGGGCGGCTTGATACGGCCCGAGCCGTCTTGGGCGATTCTGCGGCCAGCCAGACCCGTTTACGGCTGACCCTCGCGGCCACGATCACGGCGTCGGAGCGACTTCGGGCCGAGGTCTTGACATATCAGGAAAAGATTGACACCCTTGTCGCAGCGCACCTTTCCGAGCGTCAAGCCGCCGAGCGTCAGATGCAGACGTTGCAAGCGGTGGTGGACGTACAGGCGAGGGCGTTGGAGGAGGGGCGTTGTTCGAGCTTCGTCGGGCAATGTCCGACCCGATGGCAAGCGTTCGGGATTGGCGTGGTGGTCGCCGTCGTGGTCTCGGTGCTATTGTGAGGGATGCCGTGTATGCCTCATTGTGTCCGGGTATTCTGCCCCGCGTGTCTGGGCGAGAGTACCGATCCAGCCAAGCCCCCGTGCCTCGCGTGTCTCTGCGGCGGCCACATCGACATCAATCGTAACCCTGACGGCTCGGTCCCGGCGTACCACCCGGACGGCGCGGTGGTGCAAGAGTGGGTCGATGCGCTTCTCCCCGAATGGCCGCTCGCAACGACCTAATCCAATGGACCGAGCGCGAGGTCTTGCGCCTCGCCGCCCTCTCCGCACAAGGGGTCGCCGCTCCCGTCGTCGCTGATACGCTCAACGCCGAGTTCCACGGCGGGAAGCAGGTCCGCACGGTCAGCGCGGTACAACTGAAACGGGGCAAGCATCGCATCAAGGTGGGCGAGAAGCCCGTCCGCGTGGTGCCGGTCCCGGAGCGGGAGCAGTCGGTCGAGCAGACCGCAGGGCCGGATGGGATCGAAGCCCGCGCCAACGGATCGCGCATCAAGACGGTGGACGACCTGTTGGCGCATATCGACGCGGACTTGTTGCGGTTCGAGGTGGCCGAGAGTCAGGCGACCAAGTACGAGGTGGCGACCCGCAATCCTGTGGACGGGAAGGTGTCGGTCACCGAACTCCACCGCGTGTACGTCAAGCTCAAGCCCAAGGCGGGGCCGACGCTTGAGGAGCGGTTGGAGGCGGTCATCGCTGGGGCGTTCGCGATCCGCAAGCCGATGGCTGCGCAAGCCCCGATCAGCGGAAAGGCGCGGCCTGACCTGTTGCAGGGCGTGGTGATTGCTGACCCGCACGTGGCAAAACTGGCGTGGGGTGATGGGACAGGGAGCCAGAGCTACGACACAAACATCGCCATTCGGACCATCCGCGACGGCGTCACGGCTTTGCTTGACGCGGGCCGGGAGCGGCGTATCGGGGTCCGGCATCTCTGGTTGTTGGGTGATTATTTCCACCACGACGGGCAGGGCGCGACGACCAAAGGTACCGCGCTCGATTACGACACCCGCGTCCAACAGATGCTCACACGCGGGTCCGAGGTGCTATTCGACCTGATTGCGGCCAGCGCGGAACAGGTGCCGACGCGGGTCATCTTGGTCCCCGGCAACCACGATCGAACGCTGACGTGGGCTTTGCAACGGATCCTGCTGTCCGAGTTCAAGCGGCACAAAGGCGTGTCGATTGACGACTCAGCAACCACGACCAAGTACGTTCAGCACGGCAAGGTGCTGATTGGCTTGGATCACGGCGACAAGGGAAAGAAGCGGCTGGCCGAGGTAATGGCCGCGCAATGTGCCGTGGAGTGGGGTCAGACGATCTACCGCGAGATGCACACCGGCCACCTGCACGGCAAGGCGGCGATTGAGACGTTCGGCGGGGTGACGGTACGGACCCACGCCGCGCTGTGCCCGCCGGACCAATACCACGCAGATGAGAAGTTTTCGGTCTCCCCCCGGATGATTGAGGGGTTTATATATCACGCCGGGGGTGCGTTGGTGGGGTCGGACGCGTGGAGTCCCGACCTCCACGCCAAGCCGAGGCGGGGGACGATATGACCGAGTCAGTTGACAAGGACAGCCAGCCCCGGCCCAAGTGCGGGTCGGGTCATCCCATCCCGTGCCCGGAGCGGAAGGCCGAGATGTTGCGCGGCCAGTTCTTCTACCTCTGGGGCATCGGCTGGCTCTGGCTCCGATCCAAGGACGTGGCGACCCCGTGGGAGCGGTGCCCGTGGTGCTGGGGCAAGCTGCCGACGATGGAGCAGGCCGTCCTGCGCTTGATGCTTGGCAAGGAGTGGGAATGAGCCGCCGCCGCCAAAAGCCCAATGTGTTCGCCAACCGCACCGCCGAGGTCGCGATCCAGCGGAACGGGTTGTCCATCAGCATCGGCTCGGTCCCCGCGAGTGACGCCGGGGTGGTTGCCAAGGAGTTGCTTGACCTCCTGCGGACGTTGGAGCGAGCCGGATACGAGGAGTTGGTGATTGACGCCGGGGCGTTGCACGGGGGCGGGTTTGACACCCCGGACGAGGACGGTGTTGAGGATTGGGTAATGCCGCCGGAAGCCAAAAAGCGCGGGATTGGTTTTCACGCTTGACCTGTGGTGATGCGTAGTGTATCGTAGAGCAACGCGATGTTAGGGCATTGCGTACAGCAGTAAAAACAGAGGCCCCACCGATTCCGATGCCACGCGCTTGATCGCCGTGGACCCTACTCGGAACACGGGGGGCTTCGCTGTTTTTGTGAAACGCTGCGGGCCTACTCTCGGTCTCCCGCAGGTCGGTAAAACGGATTACCGGCGCACAATCCTGACCGTGCCAGTTGGACCCGATAAACAAATCCACGCTCTGTCAGCCTACAACGTGGTCGGTCGTCTTGGGTCATTGCTGGGAGCTACACGGGGGCACAGCGGCCCCGCAGGTCACCCGTCGAGGGGATCTCACCACAGCCGGGGTGAGCATCGCAGACGGCCCCACCGCTGGCCTTCCGTCCCGCGCAGGACCGCTACCCCCGTTGACGACCGGGAATGGCCCCGGCAGAACCATAAGCATTGACACGCGCCAAGGGATAGTGTACAATGGGCTCGCCACCTTCTATCAAGGGAAACCAATGAAGTTGACGTACGTGGAGTTGTTCGCCGGGGCCGGGGGAATGAGCCTCGGCCTCGAAACCGCTGGCTGGCGGTGCGTGGCTCACGCGGAGATTGAACCTCACGCCCGCGCTGTGTTGCGCCATCATTGGCCGGAGGTGCCGCTCTTTGGCGATGTCGCGGAACTTGACGGCACCCAGTTTCGCGGGGTCACGATGGTCACCGGCGGGTCGCCGTGTCAGGACCTGTCCATCGCTGGAAAGCGCAAGGGGATGACCGAAGGATCGGGCACCCGCTCGTCGCTGTTCTTTGAGCAGGTCCGCATCTGGAATGAATCCGAAGCCCCCTACATCCTCTGGGAGAACGTTTATGGAGCCTTCAGCAGTAATGCCGGACGGGATTTCGCCGCCGTCCTATCAGCCATCGTGGGAGGAGCCGTCCCTGTTCCCTCGGACGGATGGGTCCGTGCAGGTGTGGTTGCAGGACCGACCGGAATCGCCGCGTGGCGGGTATTGGACGCTCAATACTTCGGGGTGCCACAACGCCGTCGCCGTGTCTTTGTCCTCGGTGTTAGAGGCGGAGGGGTTGATCCCGCAGAAGTACTATCTCTCGCCGAAAGCCTGTCAGGGCATCTTGCGGCGAGCGGAGAAGCGCGGGAAAGCATTGCCACCGATGCTGGAGAGGGCGCTTCAGTCACGCGCACAGGATTCAGCACTACCGGGTCAGTCGGATACGTCCACGACGTGATGCCAACGCTTCCGCACAAGACGGGATTGGGATGCGCTGGAGCGCAGATGGTTGGCGTGTTAGAATCGCCCAATGTTCTTGCGCTTGACATATACAACCAGAGCATCAGCCCGAATGGTGTCGCACACACCATTCGGGCAATGAATACTGGTGAAGGCATTCCGCATACATTGACGGTTGAAGCCATTCCGTTACAGAACCCGACCATCGTCGGCAAGGCACAGAATGGACTCGGTATCGGGCAATCAGGAGATCCAATGTACTCACTTGAATCGGTGGGGCACGGCGTATTTACCTATGACGCTCGAGGCAACGGCCAAGGTGTTGGCGACAACACCTTGGCTGGCGACCACCAGAACCGCGTGACGGATTACACCGCCATCGTTCTTCGTAATCGGGAAGGCAAGCCCGGCGGCGGCAAGGGGCCGCTCCTCTCTGCCGAGCGTTCGCTGACGCTCGGCACCGCCAACGATCAGGTCGTGTTTACGAAGCAGCAGTTCGGCAGATTTGAGGAAGGTCCAAGCGTTGCGTCAACGCTTGGCGCACGGGACCACGCCGCTCAGCACACGGATGTCGCCATTGGTTCGGTTGGCGTCCCCCGTCGCCTGACACCGGTGGAGTGTGAGCGGTTGATGGGATGGCCGGACGAGCACACCGCCCACGGCATCAGCGAGGCTGGCAAGGCTTACGCGCTCGCGGACACCGCCCGCTACAAGCTCTGCGGCAACGGGATTGCCAGCCCCGTGACCGCGTGGATTGGATTTCAACTGGCTGGCCTATTGACAGGCGGCAAGTAGGGTAGTACCCTTGTCATCGCTGGTTCACTCTCCCATCGGAGGTAGCTATGCAGCACGGACGTGAGAAGCTGGTGCAGGTGTTGTATGACCCGCGATTCGGGATGCTGGCATTCCACGCGGACGGCTCGGTCGCCCAGATGGTGACGCTCCCGAACGGGAAGCGGACGTGGCGGTTTGCCGAGGTCATTTGGGACGAATGCGTGATGAGCGATCACGAGGCCGACCTCGCTGCGGGGGCCAAGTGACCGAGGATTACTACAACTGGACGTTCGAGGAATACACCCGGAAGCAGATGGGTGACCTCGACCTCGCGCTCAAGTATCTGGCGAACGCGTCGGAAATCATAAATGCCATTACATCGGACGCATACGACGGAACGGCGTTGAAGTTGGATACGTATGCTCGCAAGAATGGGATGCTGACTCGTCAGGAATCCATTCAGCACGAACAAGCGGCGTTTGCGTTGACGAACGCTGAAATGTCTCTCCTCGACGCTGTCGAGGCGATCACGGGGTCACGGGCGAGATTCGCTCGGCTCCTCCCGCACGACGGCGGGATCACTTCACCGGGGACGCGTCCCCAAGGAATGACCAATGGCTAACAAGCTGACGCTGGACAACGCAGGAGACGAGGCGACCTTCACGGTCTCGTCGTGCAAGACCATCAACACCAAGTTTGGGGATCGAATTGTGTTCGGTGGGACGATGGACGATGGCGTGGAGGTCGAGACGCCGTTGATGCCGGAGGCGACGGCGCAGAAGCAGTTGTCCCGGCTCGGGCTGGACGCCGAGACCTGCGTTGGTGAGACATTGCGCTTCTCGCGGGCCGCGAACCCAAGTGGCAAGCCGTACTGGAACATCGACCCCGCTGGCCCCAAGGCCGCGCCGACGAAGCGGCTGGCCCCGCCCACGGCCACTACGCCGTCGGCCCCGGTCCAGCCCGCGACCTCGGATGTTGCGGCGCGGCGTGAGGCGATGCTCGGGCAGTACGCCCTGCTCTGGGGCGCGGTCGCGGGACACCTCGCCAAGACGTGCAAGGCGCACGGCATCGCGCTCGACGCCTCGGCGGTACAAGCGGCGACGGCCTCGGTGTGGATCGCGTGGAAGGACAAGGGCATCCAGCCCGACACGCCCGCTGTGCCGAGTGCAAGCACGGCTCCGGCCACCAAGCGTATTCAGCCGCCGACCGCCGCCGCCGCGCACGCGCCGGATTACAGCACGTTTCCGCCGCCGTCGGATGCGGACGCCACGGATGATCTCCCGTTCTGATGTCTGACATCGAGACCCGCATTGGGATTGCCCCGCTTGACCTTCTGCTCGCTGAACGCGAGCAGTTGGTCGCGGAGGCCGCGTCCCTCTACGCCCTATACGGGCCGTTCGGTACCTCGGAGCATCGCCGGAAGGTCGCGCTCGCGCTGGCCGAGTTGCAGGTTCGCTCGACGGCGACGGAAAAGATGACCGAGGGCAAGGTGGACGCGCTGGCCCGGACGCATCCGACGTACCTCTCCTTCCTCGACGCGATGGAGGAGGGCCGCGCCAAGTGGCTGGTCACGGAGACCGCCATCCAGTCCATCACAGACCGCATCAATCGTGGGAATCACCTCACCCGCTACGCCGCCTCGGAGCCACGATGAAACACTTCCCGGATGAGACCGAACTCTACTTGCAACGCAAGCGCACGGCGGTGGACTTTGGCTTGTTTGCCGTCGAGCAACAGAAGGCCCGCCTGACCGATCCCGAGACCAGCCATCGTGCCGCCAAGCAGGTCGCGCCCAAGTCGGGGACGGCCAAGGCAAAACTGCTTGCGGCTCACCGCGCCAATCCCGATGGCCTAACCGACCGGGAGGCTGCGGAACTGGCGGGGCTGGATTTGCGCTCCGAGTATGCCACCCGTTGTTCCGAACTGGCTCGGATGGGCTGGCTTACGAACACGGCGACCAGCCGCCCGGACCCTGACACGCGCACCGACCGAATGGTTCGGCGCATTACTGACCTTGGAATGGAGGTGGCCCGTGGCCGGTGACTTTGACCTTGCCGATGGCGATTGGGAAAACAGCGGCGTGGATGATTTTTACCGCCACCACGCCAAAGTCTGCCGCTACTGCGGGGACGATGTGGACGATGAGGGCACAACCTGCGCGTCTTGCCGCGCCCAACCCACGAGGCTCAACGATGCAGATTGATTTGACCACCACCGCCGAAACCGAGGCCTTTGACGCTTTGGTTACCAATCGCTGGACGTTGGAGTGCGAGACCGAGACCAAGTGGCGCATCTGGATTGAGGAGTTCCGTGGCTATGCGGAGGGCGACACGCCGCTCAAGGCTATCCAGATGGCGGTGCGGTGCCTGACGTGGTGGGCCGACCACGGAGCGACCGATGCCGATTGACGAAATCGAAGCACGACTGGCGGCGATGACGTGGCAGGACCGCGTACAGGCCAAGCAGGAACCGACCGCCTTGACGCTGCCGACACAGTACCGAGGCAACCGCGTGATTTCGCGGTTCTACCCGGAGCATTGGGCCAAGGTGCAGGTGGCGCGGTGGACTACCGCTCGGTACGGGGCGTCCGATGTGGCCTGACGATCCCGTGAATCACCCCGCGCATTACACGGCGGGGAGCATCGAGTGTATTGCGGCTATCCGCGCCGCGCTGGGAGACAAGGGGTTTGTGGCCTACTGCCGTGGCAACGCCATCAAGTACCTGTGGCGCGTGGATCGGAAGTGGGACGGCGAACAAGACCTTCGCAAGGCGGCGTGGTATGCGGAACGGGCTGCCGAAGTCCTCAAGGAACTGCGAACCCCAGCCAAGGTGGGGGAAGGGCGGTGAAGCGCACCCCGATGAAGCGCAAGACCAAGCTGGTCAGCAAGACCAAGCCCAAGGCCAAGAAGCGGACCACGGCTGACTTCGCTCGCGTGTATGGGTCCAAGGCTCGGGTCGAGTGGATGCGGGCACAACCGTGCGTAGCCTGTGGGCAGGGGCCGTGCGAGACGGCGCATACCAAGTCCGGCGGGGTGGGCCGAAAGGCCGACTACCACGATACGGTTCCGCTCTGCTCGCCTTGCCACCGGCTCCAACACGCGAAGGGGTGGGGATCGCTGGGCCTTCCTGTGTCCAAGCTCCCGTACCTCGCCTACGTGACGCAGTTTCGCTGGGCGCAAACCCAACCAGCGGGGGCCGATGAAAGTCAGCCTTGAGCTTCCCGAGCCGCCCTCGACCAACCGCTACTGGCGGGTCGGTCGGGGCCGGACCTACCTGTCCCCGGAGGCGCAGGGGTACAAGGCGGCGGTCCTGCTGCGGGCGACCAAAGCGGGCTACCGGCTGGGGGGTCTCTTTCCCTTTCCGGCTGGGAAGCCTATAATCGTCACCCTTGACTGGTTCCGGTCCCGCCGGTCTGGGGACTTGGATAACCGCGCCAAGGTCGCCTTGGATGCCCTGAACCGCGTCCTGTGGGCCGACGACGACCAGATTGTGGAGTTGCACCTGTACCGGCACGACCGCCCCAAGCACGGGGCATTACTCATCACCGTAGAGGATTGGAAGCAATGACGCAGACCCCGTGGATGTCCGTCTCTGACGCTGCCCGCGCCATCGGCATCTCCCGCCAAGCCGTCCACCAGCGCATCAAGGCCGGGACCATTGAGGCCCGACAGGAGCCGACCAGCCGCACCGCCCGTGGGTATTTCTGGGCCGTCAGCCCCGAGGCCGTGGCCGACCTCCGGGCCGCTCGAGTTGCATATGCAGGGGATATGCAGTCCCCGGCCACGGAGCCGGTGCCCGTTTGACCTTGTGGGATGGGGGGGGTTGACAGCCGACAAGCCACCCCCTATCCTTCACGGGTCGGCAATGACGCCGACCTCCCATCGGAGACCAAGCTATGCGCGAGATTTACAAGCAACACGAGAACGGGCGGCACGGGCACATCCGGCAGTACGAGGACCGCTGGCTGCTTCAGGTTTACGCTTCGGAGTCCCGCAAGCGTGGCGAGCCGATGGTTCAGCAGTTCTTCTTCGACACTTTGCAGGACGCCCGCTATACCCTCCGGCGCGAGTTGGCAAAGTAATTGCCACCACATCGGGCCGCGTGGTGCGGCCCTTCCCATATCAGGAGACCAACGCAATGCAACGTCAGGAACGGATTGCCCGTCAGATGGTCGTCAAGTACGGAATGACCACGGCCCGCATCAAGGCTGGAAGCCGTGCCGCTCGTGCGCTGTACATCGCCCCAGCCATCGAACGGCGCACAATCACCGAGTCCGATGTGTTCAAGTGGACGTTCTGGCATTGCGTCTCGGCCTCGCTCAACAAGCTTGAACGGACGGCCCACTAATGCGCGACCCCCTTTCTGCCGGGGAGTTCCGGCTGGTCGGCCTGACCGTGTTCGCCATCGGTCTCGCTGCCATCTGGTTTCTTTCGCGGATTACGCGATGAACTGGCACCTGCTTGCCCACGACGGGACGATCAAGCGCACGGTGACCGCGCCTGACAAGCCGACCGCCCAGCGGCTCCTCGGCCCCGGCCCCGTCGTCTCTGCCGCGTCCTACCGCTTGGATCGCCGCTTCATCCCACCCACGCCGCCGCCTGAAGCTCGGCCCGAGCGGGAAAAGGAGATTCCGCGCACGTCCGTCCGGCCCGAGGGGTACCTGACCACCAGCGAGATCGCCCATAAACTCGGCACCAAGGAGTCCCAAGTCCGGCGATACGGGGAACAACTCATCACCGCCCCGTTGATGCTGAACGAGGACAACACGCGACGCGCCTACTGGTCACCGCATCAGGTCCGGCGCATCGCCCGACTGCACTACACGAAGCCAATCATCGGCCAGTCCCCGGCCAGCATCGCCAAGCGTCGGCTCACGTACCTCGAACAGGTCATCCGGCCCCGCTACCTAAAACGCGCTGCCGAACGCCTCGCCAAGAAGTCCACCAGCCCCACCACTCGCCCCAGCACCCCGGAGTCCGAATGACTGGCATTGTCACCGCAATCATCTGCGCCTACGGCCTCGGCCTCCTCTCCGGGATGCTTTGGTCCTACGGGGCCTCACCGACCCGCGAAAAGGCCATTTACGAGCAGGGCTTCAACGCGGCGATGGCCGTCATCCGTAAACGCAACTCCGAGCGTGGCAAGAAAGCCGCCGCCCGCCGCCGGTCGGCCCAGCCGTGATCCTCCATTGCCCCGTATGCCACGACGGACGCTCCGATGCGGAAGCCGTCAAGGTCCATAACCTTGAATGCGCACTGACCGGGGAACGCGCCTACCCGCCACCACAGGACCACCGAAATGCCCCGTCAGTG